TTTGGTCGTAAACTAATGAACGGTGATGTTATTGAAGTTCCTAATTTAAAAGATTATCATCCACTAGACACAAGCGGGCCAAAAGCATTACCTAAATATTATGTTATACAAGATGCTAGTTTTGCGTCTGAAGGATTCTCACAAACTTGGTTACCTCATTTATGGAGGGTTAAAGCAACTCCTCTTACTGCTAGTCAAGAATTTGATGATATACTTAACAAACCAATGGATGCTGACAATCCATCTGCGGGCACATTAGAAGATTTTTTATCAACTAAAAATAAAAATTTAGAAATCAATGATGCTATTGTAGCACAAGCAGAAGCAGAAGTTCCTAAAAGTGGTTACGACAATACAGCGTTTTATGTTACAGCCACTGTCGACGGAGAACCAGCAAACCCAGCAGATGTAACTGCTGATGGCGTAAGTGTACCTGGAGTAACTCCTAATGTTGATGGTTACCTAGTAGGTTACATGACAGGCAACGATGTTCCGCCAAATGGATTACCAGTTACACCTGGTGTTAGTTTTCCAGCTAATCCAGATGTAGGTGCTTACGCACTAAGGTTAGATTTCTTTCCAAATAGACTGTTTAGATATAATGGAGCAAGATGGGTGAAAGTAGAAGATAATGTAAGAACAGAATTAACTCCAGGACCAGATAACAAATCACAACAAAGTTCATTCTTTAATAACACTGCTACTATTGGAACTAGCGATAGAGGCAACATACCAAGTAGGCAAAGTCTCAGCGATGTACTTAAACCTACTAAGGATAACTAATGGCTGTACAACAATTTTTTTATGATGATCAGATAAGACGTTTCTTATTACAGTTCACACGAATGTTTTCAAACTTTCAAGTTGAGTACGGTAGAGACGACTCAGGTGCGCCAACATTAACTAGAGTACCTATCAGATATGGTGATGCTAGTAGACAGGCGGCAACTATAATAGCAGACAATTCTAGAAACAAACTACCTAACGTACCAATGATGACTTTCCACGTAACTGAGTTAAAATATGCTCGTGAGCGTGTACAAGAACCATACTTTGTTGATAAAAAATCATTTAAACAAAGAACTTGGGATGAAGAGTCACAATCGTTTGAACAAACACAGGGCAACGCATTTACTGTAGAAAGAGTAATGCCAGTACCTTATAATTTAAGCATACAGTTAGATTGCTGGACTTCAAATACAACAATGAAGTTACAGCTACTAGAACAATTGTTAGCATTGTTTAATCCAAGCATGGAAATACAATCAACAGATAATTATATTGATTGGGCTAGTTTAACTGTTGTTGAATTAGGTGACGTTAACTGGTCATCAAGATCAATACCTGCTGGGCCTGATGATACCATTGACATTGCTACACTAACATTTGAACTTCCAATTTGGATTAGTCCTCCAGCTAAAGTTAAAAAACTTGGCGTTGTTCAAAAAGTTATTGCTAGTATTTTTGATGCTAACGGCGATGCTAATGAAGCTTTAATTAATAATGATTTATTATTAGGAACAAGACAAAAGATTACACCATTTGGATATCAGGTTGTTCTTATTGGTAATCAGTTACAGTTATTAAGAGGTAAAAGTGTTGATTCTGCTGAAGGAACGTTAGACGCATCTGTTACTCAGGACGATAATGTATTATGGACAGCATTGATTGATAACTATGGCAAATTAAGAGATGGTATTTCGCAAATTAGATTAGAATCTGACTACGTTGATACCGAAATTGTTGGTACTATTGCGTTACATCCAACTGATGATAGACTTATACTATTTTCTATTGATGCAGATACTATTCCGCAGAATACATTAGATCCACTAACAGCAGTTATTGACCCATTATCTAGTGGTCCTGGAGAAGGACTTGCGGCGGCTGTTGACGGGCAACGATACTTATTAACTGAAGCAATAGGTGATAGTAACAACACAACACCAGCATCAGCTTGGGGTAGCCTAGTAGCGTCAGTAAATGATATTATACAATATAACGGAACTAGTTGGGAAGTTGTATTTGATGCTAGTGAACGTACTCCTGATTATTCATCAAACATAACAGATTTTGTAACTAACACAACTACTAGCATACAGTATAAATGGACTGGTACAATGTGGGTTAAGAGTTATCAAGGACTTTACAAGGGAGGCGAATGGAGTCTAGTACTTTAAACGCTATTGGAATTTGGTTTTATGCTAAGGACACTAAACGCTATTTGTTTTTATTGCGAAATGACCCTAAGCATCCAGGAACCTGGGGATTACCTGGGGGAAAATTAGAAAAAGACGAAAGTTTGTTAGGTGCGTTAACCAGAGAATGTATCGAAGAACTTGGAAGTTGTCCAGAAACAGAAAAAATAATTCCAATTGAAAAGTTTACATCAGCAGATAATCATTTTGTTTATCATACATTTTTTGGAATAGTTTCTACAGAGTTTACTCCTATACTAAACGATGAACATTACGGGTATGCGTGGATTGACAAAAACACTATTCCAAGACCGTTACATCCAGGCTTGTGGTCAACTATTAATATTGATGAGATAAAACAAAAAATTGATACTGTTGAGCAATCGCTCTAACCTATGTCGCAGTAACTAATCCATTGAGTATAACTCATTTCACTAAAGTTTGTACACCATTTCCAATCTTCCGGTGTTCGATTATCAAATTGATTTGTTTTGACACCACTACTAACTCTAGTAAATTTTGTGCCTTTGTACGTATTCATTAGGTCTGTTATTTCATCAACTGTTGGTTGATCGTCTATATAATCATAGCCTATGAAAAAGATTTCTTTGTGCCCATCAAAGCATGCTATCCAAGCCGCCAGTAACTGATCACTACCTAATGTTTTATAAGGTGTTAGATAAAACTCTCCTGGATATTTTAAACAGTTAGAAGTTGATGTATAACAAGCAGTGTGTATTGTATACTGTGTTTCAATACACTTTTCTAATGCTGATTGGTTTCTTGATACGTAAAAGTTACAAATAATTTCATCTGCTACTCTTCCAGTACCGGAAGTTTGTACACGAAGTTTACCTAGTAGTCCACCTTTGTGATCTTGTAAATGATGTATTGGGAAATTTTCTCTAGACTTACCATCAGCTATACATACAGCACGCCCAGAAATATGTTGATTTTGTATAGGATTTTCAATCCATTCTTTGTCTTGAATTTTTTTGCCGCCTCGAATAATAGACTTGGTAACAATAAACTCGCCCTCATAGTCTTTGCGATAAAGCTCTTGCACTTTATAGTCTACCTACTACAACTTCAATTACTTGTTCTTGCTGGTCTTCAATTGATTCTAGTGCTTTACCTATTACGCACCCAGGTTGGTATTGAGTATCATCAAGTTTTACTCCAAGTCCTGGAACGTGACTGGTTACTACTAAGTCACCTTTTTCAATTGGACCTATAACTTTACATGGTACACGTCCTTGTAGTGCGAGGTATTGTCCGTCAAGACCGTCATTCATTTTAACAGCTGGATTAGTTGATATAACTCCAGCTACCTTTCGATCATGTGAAATAGTGCTTTGTGTAATTTCGCTGTTGCCGCCAAATACTACTACTGTGCCTGCTTCATAGTCATGATCTGTTGTATATTTTTCTGCTAAGTCAGCATACTGTGCCGAGGTTGCTATGGCGTGTACTGTATTAAATCCTACACTGCTATTACCAATGTTACCAACACCGTCGCTTTGACCGTTTAATATGTCACCACCAAACGTTGCGTCACCGGTTACAGTTAATGTATAACCCAAAGCAACATCACCAGTGTCTCTATCTATTACCAGTGTGTCATCATACCATGCTCCGCCAGTTCTTCGTGTGATATAGAAGTCACTGCTGTTATCCATACCAAAGGCTAATCTTTGATCATCATTTACCGCAAAAGTCACTGTGGTATGTGTAGCCGTGCTTGGATTTAAGAATATATCTGCTTGGGCACCGTCTATTCTTAAAGCACCTACTCCGTCATTTAGGCTTGATGCTGTTAACTGTAATGGTGAAACTGTTGTCTGACTTGAAGTTAGTGCTAGTCTATCTAGTGTAACTGTGCCTGAAGTTACTAAATTACCAGCAGTAACATTACCTGTAAATGTGCCAGTTCCTGTTATGTTAATATCACCAGTGCCAGTGATATCACTTGAATTTAGATCTAAATCACCACCCAGTTGTGGTGTAGTATCTTCAACTATATCACTGAGACCGCCACC